CGGAAGCCCTGCGCCAGACGGCGCAACAGGCCGCGATCCTCCGTGCGCAATCCGCCGGCGCCGAGGGCACGCTCTCGACGCTCGTCCGCACGCTCTTCGGGGTTGGCCGCGCCGCCAACGATACGGCCGGCGACATGGAACGCCTCAACGCCGCATCTCGGAAGGCCGCCGCTGGCGTCGGTACGTGGGGCGAACACACCCGCCGCGCCCTGTCTCTAGGCCAACGCCTGCGCGGTGAAGTGCTGTCGATCGCGACGGCCTATCTCGGACTGTATCAAGCCATCTCGCAGATCGGCGGCGTGGTGTCGGCGATCCGCACGGTGGAAGCCGCGTCGAGCCGCCTCGGCGTCGTCTTCAAGCAGGACGTGAACGCGGTTCAAGCCGAACTGCGCTTCCTGTCCGGTGAGGCCGGCCGTCTGGGCCAGAACTTCGGCACGCTGGCCGATGAATACTCGAAGTTCGCCGTGGTCACACAACAGGCTGGATACAGCCTTGAGTCCACGCGGACGATCTTCAAGTCCCTGTCCGAAGCCGCGCGCGTCAACAAGCTGTCGCAGCAAGACCTCTCGCTCGTGTTCCTGGCACTTACGCAGTCCATCAACAAGGGCAAGTTCACGATGGAAGAGGTCAGCCGCCAGATGGGCGAGCGGCTTCCCGGCGCCGTGAACATTCTCGCGACCGCTCTCGGCAAGACCACCGAAGAGATGTTCGACCTGTTCCAGAAAGGTCAGGCGTTCTCGACGGAAGACAACGTGCTGAAGTTCGCCGCCGAACTCAACAAGCGTTTCGGCCCGCAGCTCGCCGACTCTCTGAAGACGACGACGGCTCAGCTTGACCGTTTCGGCAACAACCTGTTTATCGCTCAACAACAGATAGCCGAGGGCGGCTTCGCCAAAGCCCTGCAAGACGCTCTGGTGCAGCTCAACGCGTTCTTCCAGTCCGACGCCGGGCGGAAGTTCTTCAACGAGATCGGCAACCTGCTCGGCATCGTGGTCAGTGGCTTCACGCTGCTTGCCTCGAACCTCGACAACCTTCTGGTCGCTCTGAAGCTGGCCGCCGTCGTGGTCGGCGGGCAATTCCTGCGCGGGATCATTACGCAGCTCAACCAGACGAAGCCCCTGCTCTCGTCGACGACGGACGCGATCAACATCTCGACGGCGTCGTGGCGCAACCTGGGCATTGTCATCAGCTCGACCGCCGCAAGCTTCCGGGGATTCCTGACGGGCCTCCTGCCGACGCGCGCCGCCCTTACGGGCATCAACGTGCAGCTCTCCCTTACGCGTGCTGCGTCTTTCGCTTCAGCGGCCGGTCTGGCTGTCCTTCGCGGGGCAATGACGGCGCTCGCCGTGGCGGGTCGGACGCTGCTGGCCGCGATCGGCGGCCTGCCCGGAATCATCCTGACGATCATCTCGCTCGGCATCGGCATGTTCTTCGACGACATGGCGAAGAAGGCGGGGCAAGCCGACGAGGCTCTGTCCGAACACGAGGCGCAACTGACGAAAGTTGCTACCGCGTATCGTGAAGCGAAAGACGCCGGGCAGGAATTCAGCGCGAACCTGACGGGCGTCTCCCTAGCTTCGGCTGAAGCGAACCTCGACAAGCTGGCACAAGCCTACGTCGACGCCAAGAAGGACATCGGCGGCGCGGTCGCCGGCCTGCGCGAACTCGATCGCGAGATGAAACGCACGGGGCAGGACAACTCGCTCGTGGCGGAACTGTCCAAGCTGGCTTCCGACTTCAATGCGAACCGCATCTCCGCCAAGGCGTTCCTCGAACAGCTCGACGCGCTCTACAAGCGCACGAACGATCCCGCGCTCCAGAAGTTCGTGCAGAGCCTCACCGCGATCGGCGAGAAGTCTCGCGAAGTCGAAATCAAGATGGGTCAGCAAGCCGCCGTCGCGAAGACGCTCGGCTCGACGATCAAGTCCCTCGACGGCTACATGCGGGCTGTCGGCGTCTCCATGGGCGTTGTCACGGGTGAGATCGAGTCCCAGACCGACGCGCTCGGCGAAGCCGAGAAGAAGGCCCGCGACTATCAGGAAGCGCTCAAGGGGATCAATGAGTTCATCCCGCGTGTCGTCAAAGAGCAGAAGCAGGCATCCGATCGCGCCGAGATCGAGCGGCTGTTCGCGGCTGGCATGGCGAGCGCCACGACGGATCAAGAGCGGGAAGCCCTGACTGCCGCTCGTCGTGAAGCCCTGCGCGTGCTCGCCGAGGACAACGAATCCGCGAAAGAGCGCGCCCGCCTGGCGAAGCAAGCCGCCGAAGAGGAAGAGCGCCGCCGCAAGGCTATCGCGGAAGCCAAGGCTGACCTGCAATTCCAGACCGAACAGCTCGGCCGCAGCAAGCGAGATCAGGCGATCGCGGGGGCGCTCAACTCGCAGAACTTCACGATGGCCGACGTTGAGAGCAACGCGGACGCGGCGGAGATCGCGCGTCTGGCCGCAGCGAAGTTCGATCGCGAACAGCAGCTCGACCTTGACCGCCAAATTCTCGATCTGGCGTACAAGCTCCGCGAGCAGAAGGGCCTCATCACCCGTGAGCAGTTCATCGCGAATGAAGCGGTGCGCGCGGGTGTTGATCTCACCACGGCGCAAGGCAAAGCGTGGGCCTCGCTAACCGGCGCGGTCTACGATCAAGAGGTTGCGCAGCGCGAACTCACGGACGCGGTCGAGGACGCCCGCCTAGCCGAAGCTGAGCGCACCGCCGCCGTGCGCGAGCTTCGCCAACTCCAGCAAGACGGCGCTCCGCGTGCGGAGATCAACGCGCAGGCATTGGAGGTGCAGTTCCTCACGGATAAGCTCGTCGTCGCCAAGGACACCGCTCTCGCGCTCGCTATCGCTCTCGGCGACGAGAAAACCATCGCGTCTCTTACGCGGATCAACACGGAACTCGATCGGACTCGAGTCGAAATCCTCACCGCGAAGGAAGCGAATGAGACCTTTGCCTCTGGCGCGGCCGGCGCGTTCGAGTCGGTCGGGGACCTGATCGGGAAGTGGCTCGATGGGACGGAGAAGTTCGGCCAGGGACTCGTCACGATCCGTGATGCCTTCCGGTCGTTCGCGGCGGATTTCCTGCGCCAGATCGCTAAGATGATTATGCAGCAGCTCATCCTCAATGCGCTGCAAGCGGCCGGATTCGGAGACGGCGTCTCGGGCTTCGTGAACAGCATCGTTGGGTCGAACCACAAGGGCGGAATGGCCGGCACTGGCGCGAAGCGCCGGGTCAACCCCGCATGGTTCAACAACGCCATCCGCTACCACGAGGGCGGGATCGTCGGTCTCAAGCCCGGCGAAGTCCCCTCGATCCTGAAGAAGAATGAGGAAGTGCTCACCGCCGACGATCCGCGCCACATCATGAACGGCGGGGGCGGCGGGCGTCCGCAGGACATCAAGGTCATCAACACTCTGGACCCTGCGGAGTTCGTCTCCAAGGGCATGGAATCCGAGGTCGGCCAGCGCGCCATCCTCAACTTCATCCGCGCCAATCCCGGCGCTGTGCGCGAGGCAATGGGTTAGCATCATGGCTTTTGAAACTGGCACCGCGAGCGATCATACCGACCTCTGGTCGAAGCTGCTCGCCTTCCTCACCGCGAACGGAGACCTCGTCGCAGACGGGCAAGAGTGGAGCATCGCCTGGACGCTCGGCTCGGATGAGTCGACGGGCGTCGTCCTGAAAGGCCCCGGCCTGGCTGGGGACGATGAAGTTCTTGTCGGCCTGAAGTTCACCGCGAACCCGGCTGACAACGCAGCCGAAATTCAGATGGTCGGCATGACTGGCGTGAACCCGACCGCCACCGCCTTCAACGATCACGTCAACACGATGCCGAACACCGCTCGGGTCCTCCTGCGGACGCAGGCAATGGACTACTGGTTCGTCGCCAACGGTCGGCGCTTCATGCTCATGGTGCGCGTCTCCACCGTCTACGAGTTCGGCTACGCGGGCTTCTTCCTGCCCTACTCCGCCCCCTCGCAGTATCCTTATCCGCTTTTCGTTGGCGGCTGCGCGCACGGGGGCGGCGGGAGCGGGGCGATTGTCACGAACTGGCGCGACCTCTCGGACGGGCATCAGCACTTCATGCGCGGCATTTACGCCGAGGGTGCGGGGTCGATCAGCCACGATCCCCCCGCCTGGATGCTTAGCCCTGCGGGCGACTGGTTGCGTGCGGGCGCTGCCGGTGCGCAGGCGCGTATCGGGCCGCAGTCCTTCGGCAGCGGATACGGCGTGGTCCCGAACTTCAGCATCAGCGCCTACGGGCAGGACGCGATTCAGAACCGCGTGATCCCGGCCTTCGGAGGGGAACACACGCTTACGCCTATGACTCTGGTGCAGCAGTCTCCCACTGACCAGACCTTCGGCGTGCTCGACGGCCTTTACCGCGTGGGCGGCCGAGGCAACGCGCCCGAGAACGAGATCACCGTCGACAGCGTGGATTACATCGTCGGCCAGAACTGTTTCCGAACTGACATCGGCGATTACTTCGCCTTCGCTCTGGAGCCCTGAGATGTACTCGACGCACGCCATCGCCTCCGTCCTGTCGATCCCCGCCCTGCTCGCGACCTTCGCCGATACGCTCGGGTGGACGGCCGACACTTCGAGTCCCGATCAACCTATCATCTCCGCTCCGTTCACCGGGTCGGTCCCCTGGCGCGTTCGCGCCTCGGAGGCCGGTACGAGCAAGGACGTGGTCGTCGAAGCCGTCAACACGCCGAGCGTCACGTCTTCGCTGTTCGCTCGTGCCCCGATCATCAACGGTGCAGCGCTCAACCCCACGGCGGTTTCCTTCATTGGCGGGCTGACACCCGAGCCTTACATCGCCATCGTCGTCAAATATGGCGCTGACTACTATCGTCATCTCTACATCGGATATGTCGAGAAGATCGGCGACTGGACCGGCGGGGAAGTCATTTCCGGCACGCAGGGGCCTATTGCGGCTACGGTGGCAACGCACAGCTACATCCCCGAGGCTGGCGGTGTTAGGTATCTCGGCAATGCGCGTCAGACGGTCTCGGCCGCGAACGTGAGCGGCGGCGTGCGGCTGGCGCACGCTGACTCCTCGACGAACTTCCGATCCTTCCGCGCGCCGACCAACTCCACGGCGCTGACGGGCTTCACGCAGGATAACGTGATCGGCGGGTTTGGGGACGCGATCAATGACGGTTATCTGGCTCGCGGGCGGTCGCCTTTCGCCGGCGTCCAGCCTCTTGTTCCGATCAACCTCTACGCGCCGATCCCCATCATTGGCGATACGTCCTTCCGTCCGATCGGCCACATGAGCGGTGTTCGCCTGGTCAACATGGCGGACATCGCCGAAGGCGCCGTGATCGAGATCGGCGGCGAGAGCTGGCGCTGCTACCCGGCCCTCAGGCGTTCGCTCGCGACGACCATGCCTCCGGGGACGGGGAACTGGCGGCAATACGAGACCAGCTACATGGTGGGATACGCCTACCGCGATGAGGCAGCATGATGGGAAGCGTCCTCCCGTCGATCATCTATGGCCCCCTGCCGTCCCTCTCGGCCTCGGTAGCCGCCCCTTCCATACCGACTGGCGAACGCGGGGGCGTGCTGCTGGCGGACTTGGAACACGGCGCATGGGAGTTCGTCTATGCGTCTGAAGACCTCTTCAGCGCGCACGAAGGCGCGCGACTGGCGACGTTCTTCGAGGACTGGTACTTCCGCATCCATATCCTGCCGTCGCGCCTCGACTTCGGTTCGTTCGCGGAGCCGACCATCGGGAACGTCCGCGTCTGGAACGCCTACCCCTCGGCGCGCGTCTTGGAGAGCGTCACCGAAGGCGCCGGCGGGCAAGGCGTGAGCTATATATCGCCCGCCCTGCCGACGAACTTCAAAGCGCTCCAGTCCCGCACCGCAGCTTTCCAGGCTGACAAGATCGGCGTTGAGATCATCAACGACGAGTACACGTTCACCTTCGACAATGGTGCGAACCGGGCTCTCTCCGTCGTCGGTCTGCGCGTGGCGCCGCCTGAGGTCATCCTGTTCTCGCACATGCCGAATTGGTCGACGCCGATGAGCGTCACTTACGGCTGGCGGACGGGCATTCTCGAAAGTCGAGACGGCCACGAACAGCGCGAGGCGTATCGGTCGTTCCCGCGCAAAACGGTCGAGTTCTCGATCGTGGTCAAGAAGTCCGAACTGGCCGACTTCCGTCGCCTGATTTCGCGCGGCGCGAAAGAGACATTCCTCGTGCCGGAACTTCCCTATTATGTCAGCGTCGCCGTTCCTGCGTCTGCGAGCGTCGCTGTCGAAGTGGACTCCGTCCCGTACTGGATCGCGCCTGACCGCTGGGTGGTCATGCGTCACGGCGCGCAAATGAGCGCCCGGCAGGTCCGATCCCTCGTCGGGAACACAATCACGTTCTGGACGAGTGATGAACTCGACTGGTCCGTTGGCGCCCGGCTGCACCCCGGCCTCGTATGCGAGATCGCTGATAGCCTCCAGACGACCAAGCTCACGAGCACGACGGTCCAGGCGAACCTCACGTTTGAGGTCGTGCCGGGGTCCGAAGAACGCGAGGACTACGGAGCGCCCGGCGAGATGTTCGACGGACGAGAGGTCTTCCGCTTCAAACCGAATTGGGCCAACAGCCAGTCGCAGGAGCTTCTGCGCCCGAGCGAGATGGTCGACTTCGAGTTCGGGCTGCGCGAGCGCTTCTTCCCGATCGGCTTCCAGTCGGAAGTCACGCAGATGGCGTTCCTCCGCAAGACGCCCGAACTGGCGAGCGAGGTTCGACGCTTCTTCGGTCGTATGCGCGGCCGGCAAGGCGAATTCTACGCCCCGACCTGGGAGCCTGATCTCGTTCCGCATCTGCCGCTCACCATCGGCGAACTGACTCTGCGCACAGCCGGCTCGGCCGACGCGCAAGCCTACGCGAACAACACGGTTCGTCGCGCCGTCCTGATCCTCCTGAAGGATGGGACACAGATCATGCGTGTCGTCGAGAGCGTGGAATTCGTCACGGACGACCTCGGCGATTCGACGCAGTTCACAATGACGGAGGCTTGGAGTTCGACGATCCAGCCTGACGACATCGACAAGGTCTGCTGGCTCAACCTGTGCCGGTTCGCCTCGGACGACCTTAACCTCTCTTGGGTCACGAATGAAGTCTGCCAAACGCAGCTCTCCATTCAAACCCTCGAACGCCTGGACGCGGAGACCTAGATGAGTTTCGAGACGATCGAAGAGAGCCGAGCCCTCGGCGCACCGACAACGCTTCTGCTCTTCCGCTATGGGGAGAATGACGGCGCGTTCTATGCGTACACCGCCGGTGACACGCCGGTCACGCACGTCGACCCCGTACTCGGCAGCATCACCTACCGCCCGATCCCGGTCGAGATGAGCGAGTTCACATCATCCGGCACGCTGGACAAGCAGAAGTTCGACGTGACGGTTCCTCGCACAGCCGAGATCGCGGCGCTGATGCGTACCTACCCGCCGGGTTATTCGGTGAACCTCACGGTTCGCCAGGGGCATCTCAGCGATCAGGATAACGACTGGCCCGTGGTCTGGCTCGGTCGCGTGCTCGCTTGCACGCGCGAAGGCAACCGCGTCAAACTCAACTGCGAGCCCATGCAGACATCGCTGCGCAGGGTGGCCCTTCGGCGCCGCTACATGCGTCCCTGCCCGCTCGTGCTTTACGGCGTGAAGTGCAAAGCCAGTATGTCGGCCGCCTCGTCCAGCCACATCCCCGACACGATCGGGGCGACCGCAATCGTGATGCCCGCCGGGTGGGCGTCGGCCGAGATGGCGCTCAAATACGCCGGCGGCGTCGCGTCATGGGCTGGGGGCGGGGGCCAAGAGCGCCGCACGATCCTGGCGGTTGGCGACGACCTGCGCACGCTGCGCCTCTCGGGGCCTACGGCGGGGCTTACGGGTGGCGAGGCGGTGTCGGTGGCCTTCGGCTGTTCGCACACCCTGGCCCTCGTGGACGGCGCTCTGAGCGGCGACTGCGTCGATCTGCATGACAATGTCCTTAACTACGGCGGGCAACCGTGGATTCCCGAGGAAAACCCGGTTGGCAAACGCAACTCGTCGTATTAGAGGTCAACAATATGTGGACTTCGGAGTCGTAAATGCCCGCCTGGGTCGTCGCCATCCTGGTCTCTATCGCCTTCAACGTGGCGGCGTATCTGCTGACGCCCAAGTCGAAGAGCAACAACGAACCGGAAGACCTCGAACAGCCGACAGCCGAAGCCGGCCGTCCGATCCCCAAAGTGTTCGGGACGCACACGATCCGATCCCCGAACGTCCTCTGGTACGGCGACATCGGCAAGCGCACTTACAAGGTCAGAGCGTAATGACGGAGCGCATCTACATCGGCGACATCCGCAACGCCGGCCACTGTGTGCGCGGTGCGCGCGACTGGTTTCGCTCGAACAAGCTAGACTGGAAGCACTTCCTGTACTTCGGGATCGCGATCGACGACCTCCCGCGCGACGCCCTTTCCGCTGCCGTGATTGCACACAAGCGGGAGGCCGCCCGTGGGTAAGTCAAGCAAGGTCGAAGTCACTGAATACCGCATGTCGATCCACTACGGTCTTTGCCTCGGCCCGGTGGACAAGATCGTCGCGCTCGAAGCTGGCGACCGCGAATTCTGGCAGGGCGAGCTCGCGGCCAACGGATACATCGACGCCTATCAGCCGGACCTCTTTGGCGGGAACCGCAAGGAAGGCGGCGTGGACGGCGTCGTCTATTTCCTCAAGGGCGAGGACTCCCAAGTCCTGCCGGACAACCTAGCGGCCCGTCTCGTCCCCGGCGCCACCGGCGCGCAGGTCCCCGGCTTCCGGGGAATCACGTCGGTCTTCCTGACGGGCGCCATGGACAAGCGGAAGTACGGCGCCACATCGGCAACGCCGACCTACTCCGGCTGGATGGGGCTCGTCATGGAGGCCCGCGCCAGAGCGGAAGGCGCGCTGGCCTTGCTGCCGGGCTTCGCGTGGTCGCACAACAATCCTAACGTCCCGCCCCTCGCTGCGCGCGTCGTGGACATTCCTCGCGCGCTCAACACGACGTTCGCGGAGATGGAGAACGGCCACGCCAACCCGGCCCATATCATCTACGAATGCCTGACCGATCCTGAATGGGGGATGGGCGCGTCCCCCGGCACTGTCGACATCGCGAACTTCAACGCCGTGTCCGAAGTTCTCTTCAACGAGCGGTTCGGTCTGTCCTTCCTCTGGGATCGCCAAGGGAAGATCGAGGACTTCGTCAAGAAGGTCGTCGAACACATCCAGGCGTCAGTCTATGTCAATCCGCGTACCGGCCTGTGGACGATCAAGCTGTTCCGCAATGACTACGATCCCGACAGCCTGCCGTCGTTCAACGACTCGAACTGTGTGATTGAAGACTTCTCCCGCCGCCTACTCGGCGAGACGATCAACGAGATGACGGTCGAATGGGCGCACCCTGTGACGGGTAAGGGCTCCGCCGTCACGCAACAAGACCTTGCCAACGTCATCGCCCAAGGGGGTGAGGTCATCGCCGACCAGCGGAAGTATGAGGGCATCCGCGACGAGGCGCTGGCGAACCGCGTCTGCGCCCGCGATCTCCGCGCTGCCTCCACGCCGCTCGCGTCCGCCAACGTGCGTGTTCTTCGCACCGGGTGGGACCTCAACCCCGGCGATTGCATTCGCCTGTCGTCGGTTGAGCACGAGTTCGAGAACGTCGTGTTCCGCGTGCTCAACGTGAACCGGGGCCGCGTGGGCTCTCGCTATATCAAGCTGTCCGTGGTCGAAGACATCTTCGCCTTCGAGTCCGCGAACTTCACGCTTGAGATGCCGACGCTGTCGGAAAGTCCGAACGTCGCGCCGGAGAACATGGCCTACTCGGCCTTCATGACCCTGCCCTATTACATGGCGGGCGCGTTGCTAGACGACAGCATTGAATTCCCCGAAGCCCTCGTCGGCGTGTTCGCCGGGCAGACGGGATCGGCTACACACAGCTACGATCTCGCAACCGTCCGCGTACAAGACAACGGGGCCTTCGCGTACCAAAACCTCGGCGAGCGTAGCGCCACGTCGCGCAGCACGTTGCCGATCGCGCTCTCGGCAGAGGCTCAGACGATCGGCTTCCCCATGCCGGCGCTGTCTCACGGCGCCCCTCCCGTCGTGAACGGCTTCATGGTGATCGGTACGGTTGAAGCCGAGCAAGAGATCGTCCTCCTGTCCGACAGCGACAGCTACGGGTCTGAATGGACGCTTGAACGCGGCGTGCTTGACACCGTTCCGCAAGACTGGCCGGCAGGCACACCCTTCTGGATCGTCTCGCTGGACGATCCCTTTGCGGACACGACGCTCCGCGCCGTGGGCGAGACCGCCAAGTTCAAGCTGCTGTCCCGAACCAGCCTCGGCACGTTGCCTGAGTCTCTGGCGGTGGAGCGCGAGTACACGCTCATCGACCGGCCGGACCTCCCCCTTCGTCCGACAGGCATCTCCCTCAACGGTGTGTCGTTCGGCGAATTCGACGCGCGCGACATCGACCCTGAGTCCATCACGGCAACCTGGCGGAACCGGAACAGACTGCTCGAAGAAGGCCAGGTCCTCAAATGGAACGACGCCGGCGTCACGCCGGAAGACGGTCAGACAACAGAGATCGAAGTCTACAACGACTCCGGCGCGTTGCTGCGCACGATCGACGGCCTCACGGGCGAGAGCCACACGTTCGACACTTATGACTTCCTCGGCGCCAACACGGCGACGCTGCGCTTTGTTTCGCGCCGCGACGGGAAGGTATCGCTCCAAGGTCACGAAATTCGAGTCCGCGTGACCAGCAAAGGCTACGGGCTCGCTTACGGCTACAGCTACGGCGGATAGGAGGCCAGACATGGCATTGCGTGTATTGCCCGGTCTCGGGCTCAACGGTTTCTGGAACCTCGGCGAAGACGGGTGGAAAGACGGCGCGGACGCCAACTGGCTGACGCTGTCCGTGGCGGTGCAGCTCCGCGTGCTTTCGCGCACGACCTCGCTGCCCGGATCGCCGAGTGACGGGGATGTCTATGTCATCCCGACCGGCGACGCCAACGCCGGAAAGATCGCTGTGCGAGACGACGGTGAGTGGAAGCTCATCACGCCGCAACAAGGCTGGATTACCTACGTCGCTGACGTGGCCGCACACTATAAGTTCACCGGCACCGCCTGGGCGCTGCTGGTCGGCGAGAGCGCCGCCACGGACGCCGCAAGCGTGACCTATGAGGCGGACGGCATCGCGAACGTAGCCGAGGCGCTGGACGCGTTGTTCGGCGCTGTGGGGGGTGAACTCCCGCTCGACCCCGCATTCTTCTTCGCCGGTGGCGAGGGCGACGAAGACCGCCGCGTAACCTATGTCGCCACGCGCGCGTTCACGCTCCCCGAAGACCTGAGCGGGTCTCGCGGCTACGCCGGCACGCCGGCGACCGTGACTGCGGGCGTCGCGTTCACGGTACAGAAGAACGGATCGTCCATCGGCACGGTCTCGTTCGCTCCGGCCTCGAACACCGCGAGCTTCACCTTCGCCGCTGATGTCGCTTTCGCTGCCGGGGATCGTCTTTCGATCCTGGCGCCGTCCGACCTCGACACGCTGGAGGAAGTCTCGATCACGTTCAAAGGGGTGAGGACTGCCTAATGACTGTTCTCTGGGCGACCAACAACTCGATTGGCATGGCGAATAACAACAATCATGCCACCAATAGTTCGACCATAACAAACTGCCACCCTGACTTTGCAACTGCCGGCGTAAGTTTCGGGAACGTAGACACGCCTGTTTCGCTCGGCGGAGTAACCGAAGCGTGGGCGTCTTTCCGTGTCGGTGACGCTCCATCCGGTGAGAACTCCGCCCGGACCATGATGGAGTTCCGTACCGTTGGCGGCCAGGGGATTCTTCGTCTTCAGAATACGACGGGGCCGGTTCGCAAACTCGAATACTGGAACGGGTCTGCGTGGGTCGCTATCGTCACCATTCCTAGCGCGATCCAAAGCACGCTGGTAGCCGGCAAACGGTTCGACATGCGATGCAAGATTCACGGCTCGACAGGCGTATTCGCTCTGTACGTGGACTACGTGCTTGTCGGCGAACTCACTGGAAACACCGATTTCTTCAGCGCCGCCATAGAATCGTATCACATGGTTTCGTGGGGCCAGTTCAACGCACGGATCGGCTCTGAGTTCATCGTTTCGACCAGCGACACGCGGAAGTACCGCGTCTACGAAACCCTCCCGACTGGCGACAGCGCGACGAACACCGGCGGGACCGGCGGTTTCGCCAATGTCGATGACAACCCCACATCCAACTACACGACGGCCGATGCAGACGGGTGGGTCTCGTCGGCATCGGGACAGGTCAGAACATACACGCACCCTGCCTTGCCGTTGAATATGCGGGATGGGATCATACGCGCGGTCGCAGTTGAAGCGCGAGCGTCGAACGACGGTTCGTCGGCGGACTTCGATCTGGTTTTGCGCTCGGGTGGCGCGAACTATGCCAAGGCCCACACGCGCACGATCAACAGCACGAAGAACAACGGCTTCTACGCGATCTGGGACACTGACCCGAACGGCGACATCCCGTGGACTGTGTCTGCCGTTGACGCCGCTGAGTTCGGGATGCAGTCGAAGAACACGGGCGCGTCCACCGTCACGATGGTTCGCATGGTCGTCGTCGTCGAAAAGCAAACAGTCGACGTGTGGGACGACACGTACCCCGCCTCAGGCGGGATCACCGTCGTTGACTACACGACGCCCTCGACAACGGGACTACACGACCTGACCTGCCCTGAGGTAGTTGCGGCGGGATGCACGCCTAAAGCGGTTCTGTTCTTTGGCACCAACACGACCGGCCTGGGCGCAGGATCGCGCTTTTTCATTGGAGCATTGTGCAACCGACCTGACAATGAATGGCTCAGTAAAGGCGGCATTCAGCTTCGCGCGGATGACAACTCGGGATCGACTACCAACGCGAGCACCATCCAACAACGCAACCTGCAAGCCTTCACGACCGCTAACAGCGGTTGGCCCATAGATACCCCGACCATTCGCGCACAATTCTGCGAATGGATCAACGGCGGTGTCCGTTTGAATTGGGCGACTGCAACGGCCACGCGTGTAACCGTCGTCTTCATCTGGGGTAGCGATCTCGATTTCAACTTCGGTAGTGCTTCTCTGGGCACCGGAACATCGGCCCTGCCGATCACGGGGTTGGGTTTTGCTCCCCAGGCGTTGTTCGCGATTACCGCGCGCGCGGACGTCACCAACTGGCGCAGCGCCTTCGGCGTGGCTGTCGATTCCGGCGGGATACAGCAGAAGTGCCTGATGCGAACGAGCGCAGGCAATATCGCGGCGGGTCCTCAACCTACGCAACAGATCGACACCAGCCACGTCGGGGGTCTTCTGACCACAGCCGGCGCCTTGGAGTTTTCGCTCACGCTCAACAGCTTCGATGCGGATGGTTTTACGGTGACGCCTTCCGCGTCATCGTCCAGCTCGACTTTGCTCTGGTTCGCTTTCCGGCACGCGACTAAAGCCTTCTCGATCATCGACATCACGACTCCTACCGTGCCCGGAGTCATTCAGCATACAGGCGCGGGCTTCCTCCCCGGCTTCGGGATGGGTGTACTCTCGTCGCTACAAACTACGGGCTCGATCGAAACCGACGTTGAGCAATCCAGCTCCATGGCGCTTTCGGTCTTCGGCCCTGATCTGACCGCCACCGTTTCTGCGATGGCGGAGGTCACGACCTCCGATCCCAGCGACGTGAATTCCTACCAGGACGCGTCGAACCTCATTCGTATCGGGACGAACTCGGGCACGGTCGCGGAAGTCGTCGGCGCCTATGATGGGCCGAACAACGACGGGATCAGCGTGGACTACACGACGGTCTCGACCACGGGGAAGAAGGGCTTCTTCCTGCTCATGGAGGGCGACGCCCCGCCCCCGCCGCCCAGCGGAAACACGGCCACCGGGCTTATCTTCGTGGCGATGTGATGCTGCCGAAGATTGAGAACGACACGATTGCGATCATCGGCGGCGGGCCGTCGCTGAAGGGGTTCGATTGGGCGCCGCTCAAAGCGACCGGCTGGCCGATCATCACCGTCAACAACGCCTGGAAGCTCTTTCCGCAGGCGCTCATCGGCTTCTTCGCGGACGCCCGATGGTGGAGGCTCAACGGCCCTACGATGCTGGAGGGGTTCGAG